AGAATCAAAACATTTCAATTCAAGTCATCGAACTTTATATGAATTGGAAAACAAGGATATTATACAAAAAATGTATATTGAAAAAGGAGACACAAAAAACTGTAGACCACGATTAGTAATTGATGATGAAAACGATACGGTAAATGATATTGATATGGAAGTATACGATATTATAGGTGAATCGGAAGTAGAACATATGTCGCTTATTACAGAATCTGTATCAGAAAACGGGCTAGAATTATTGTACAGTACTGTAAAAGAAAATAATGATAATAGTAATGACGATGAATGTGACAACATTTCAAATTCATCGTGTGATAATTCCGACAACGATAGTTTAGTAAGCGATAGTACAGAAGGAGACGACGAAGATGATAATAGTGAAAGTGGTGAAAGTGGTGAAAGTGGTGAAAGTGGCGAAAGTGGTGAAAGTGGCGATACCGATGAACCAATTAATGCTTATATTTACAATTTCCCTGTACAAATGATTTGCATTGAAAAATGTGAAAATACATTCGACTATTTATTAGAAAAAGAGAATCTAAATTTACAACAACAAAGCAGTGCATTGACTCAAATTATATTTTCTCTTCTAGTTTATCAAAATGCCTTTAAATTCACTCACAATGACCTACACACAAACAATATTGTGTACAATAAAACCAATGTCACACATTTAGAGTATATTTACAAAGACAAGAAATATCTAGTACCTACCTATGGTATAATATATAAAATCATTGATTTCGGTAGAAGTATATACACGTACCGTGACAAAAGACATTGTAGCGATAGTTTTGCAAAGAGCGGGGATGCATATTCACAATATAATTCAGAACCGTATTTTGATGAGAATAAACCCAGAATTGAACCCAATATGAGTTTCGATTTGTGTCGTTTGGGGTGTTCATTATATGATTTCTTTTTTGATGAAGAAGTATATAGTGGATTATGCATTAACAAAAACAAAATGAATATTGTACAGTCAACCGTCCTTCGGTGGTGTACAGATGACCGTGGGAAAAATATATTGTACAAATCATCGAGTGGAGAAGAACGATATCCTAATTTTAAACTGTACAAAATGATTGCGAGACACGTTCATAATTGTACACCAGACAAAGAGTTGACACATGATTTAGTGAAACAATATATTGTGACCAGGAAAAAGAAAAAGAATAAAACACAAATAATACATACGATTAATATAGATAATATTCCTTGTTATTGTTGATTTATTGTATGAAAGGCATTTTGCTGTACTTTGTCTATAATATAATAATAATATATACATAACTACTTCTGAATAGAGTTATGTATATTTCTGTGTTTCTTATCGTTTACTGTATCGGGTTGCCTTTTTCTTGCGACAGTAAGTTCTCTTTGGACCTCTGGCCACTTTACAATGTGTTATACGTTTACATTTATTAGGTACAACTCGTTTACCACGACACATCGACTTCTTTCGCATTGCGATATACTGTTTACGGCGAGTTCTTCGGGTATTAGGTGACATTGGCATTTTTTCAATTAAATATATATACTACGGTATACATAAAAATTACAAGAGACAATCTAAAGTTGCAAAAGAAAGAACTAATCTTTTTATAAAAATCCGTGGATTGTCAATATAAAAAATCAAACGTTCTAACACGTTTGATTCACGTATAATTTTCGATTGCAGTTCAAACAAATTATCATATTCTGGTTCAATATTGTGGTCCATTATTATTATTATCTGACTTTTTCATTTCATATGTTTTATTTTTTAATATTTCATATGTGTTACTTTTTAATATTTCATATGTTTTACCTTTTAATACTTTTTCTCCACACGGACCACAATGGTCTTCATTAGACCAATCGACTTTTATATCTATTTTTTTAGGACATTCAGCGAGATGCCATCTTCCTAAAGGCATTGGGAGTTGTTGAAATCGCTTAAACACAATTTGTTGTACTCTCTTTATCGTGTGATAAACCATTATAAATTAATATAATTGTTTTTGAATTTACTATCCTACACTATATAATTATTTTTTATATTTATTTGGTTTTGAAACAACAAACACTAAAAACAAATCGGTATTCTTTGATGCTCAAATTGGGAATTGTTTTATCTTATCTTACAACGCGGTTGGTTTGTTGTTTTTAATCACATTCTGGGTATGCTCAGACATACCCATTTCATTTGCTACAACCCGTTCATCAAAGTTATTTTGCTCACGTACACCAATAAGATTTCCATTTTCGTCCATTGTTTGTGTGAGAGTGTTCCCCGTTGTTTTTGCCAATTCGATATTTGCTTCAATTGCTTTTTTCTTTGCATCAAACACGCGTCGTTCAAACTCATCTTTTGCGATTTTCTCATTTTTGAGTTTTTCGTGATGTAATTGATTGAGTTCTTCTTCCATGAATTCGATTCTTCCAGTTTTATAAGCGTCTGGGTCGATTGGAGTCCATACGAAATTTTTACCAACAAAAATGTCATGGTTTGCATCTCTATCACGGATTTGTTTTGCATAATTCTCAGCTTCTTCTGATGTAGAGAAGTTACCACGGTTAATGAACCCCCGTACAGAAGTTTGGAATTGGTTTGTCTTATTGAATTCTTCAGCTAATTTTGTTTCATTCTTATCCATGAAATGTTTAAGGTCGTCTTCGACATTTAGACGTTTCAAGATATTTTCTTCTTCTTTTACGAACTCAGTCAAATCGTCTACCAAGTTTTCTGCTTTTAGATTGTATTTATATGCAATGAAAAGTAAAAAATCAGAGAAAGTGGACAATGATTTTGTACAGTCCCATTGTCTGACGAATTTTTCAAACATGAAAATGTCTCGTTGTTTAATAATTTTTTCAGGAGATACAAATGAATAACAACCATATTGCTGATTAGATATAACAGGGTCTTCTGATAAAAGGTCGATATATCTAGGATTTAATTTTCCATTCTTGGTCATTTTAGGCGGAAATGATTGGGATTGACGACTCATTATAATTTTGGGTATAATATATTGTACATACTTTTCATTTAAACTCTTTCTTCTGAAAGTTTTTTGTTTATTATATTATATACTTGTTTTTAATAATAATGTCATCATTTGATTTTAACGAATTCATCAAAAGAGCGATAAAATACATTGTTGAGGGTATTATGGTTGCAATTGCTGCATTTGTGATACCTCAGAGAAAGATGAAAGTAGAGGAGGTTGTGATAATTGCCTTGACCGCCGCCGCCACATTTAGTGTACTAGATGTCTTTGTTCCATCCATGGCTGGAAGTGCTAGAGGAGGCGCAGGTTTCGGTATCGGTGCCAATCTGGTCAAGTTCCCTGCGATGGGACTATAAGGATAAATACTTTAGCGCAATAAAGGATAAGTACAAATATTTTACAGTAAATTTAAAATAATGATTTAGTTACTGTAAAAAATTAAACTGTAGGAAAATATTCCCAGTCTAGATACGTACATACGTCTTTCCATATCATATCTTGTTCTAACTGTTTGATTCTATCTTTCATCATAGGTATATATGGTAAATATTGTGTTTGGTTTAACAGTACACACAATTGACATAATATGTAGGTATAATTGAAAAAATTAGTGCGATTCGTTGGGCAAAATAATGCCCATGGTTGTTGAATTTCGATAAACAGTACACACAATGTCTCGTGTAATTCTTCGTCCATGACAGGTGGTTTGATTCCTAATATGGAATTTATGTACTGTATATGCTCAAAATATTTGTTATATCCAAGAGTGGATAATATAGAACGCATTTCTGCATAATTTACTTCTTTTAGTTGCTTTCTTTCTTTCACAATACGGTTTCGTACAGCATCAAATAATTCATCGGGTATTTTTGTGGTTTCTTTTGCTTGGAATTGAGATAATATTTCTTTGAAATGATTAAGACGAATATATGCTGTATAAGATACTTCATTAGGCATTTCTTTATTCAAGGGTTTTTGATTGTCAATAATATTTACTATAAATTTTCCACACACAACATTATTACATATTAAAACACCTTCTTCTTCTAATGGAATTAGTTCCCCTTGATTGCAAATGAGACAATTATGACAACTGAGAACATAATCGTGTAGATTGGGGATTTCTCCATTTACATTTTTCCAATATTCTTGGTACAGTTGTTTTGACTGTTTGTATTTTTCGCTATTAAAATCGGAACTTTCGTCATTTTTGCCTTTGATTTTGAAAAAATGGTTAATCGTACTAGTATCTTTTACATTATATCCTGTAGATGTTTTCTGTTTGTCTTCATAATAATGGAATATATATTTTACATTATCTAATAAATATTTTTTCTTCTTTTGTCTCAAAATACTAATTTCTCTCTTTTTATTTTTTATTTTTTCTTTGATTTCATAATATTCCTCCGTTTTATTTGGTTTTTTGTAAATACAATATTGTAAATCAATTACATCTTTTTCAAGTCCAGGTATAGTAGATTCCTCAATCAATTTAAATATATTCATCATTTCTTGGTGCTTTTCATCTATACTTTGATGATCCTTCTTCTTTCCTGTAGAAATCATTTGACTATCTATTTGAGACATTTTTGGTTGAGTTGAGTTATTAGATACCTTACGGCTTTGTCATATATATGTTATCAACGAAACACTTTAAATTCTTAAAGATACAAAACAAGTATAGTAGTCTACATATAACCGAAATGTACATTTATTATATATATATTTCAGTGGTAGAATGTACTATAGTAGTAATACCCCCATAAATTTAATTCATATTTTACTAGTAAAATGTCTTTATTTTGGTTGAGATGAAAAAATAAAATATTTAGGGATAATATATACAAATAAAAGAAAATGGCTGGTGC